ATAAAGGTTTAAGATTTGCTAAATGGTTAGGTTTAGAGAATGAGGGTTTAATGAAATACTATGGCTTTGATGGTTCACATCAATACAGATATGCGAGGATATTCTAATGGGTTGGGTATCAGCAGCAGCTACAGCAGCAGCACCTGCATTAACAGCAGCAGCACCTTATGTGGTGGCAGGAACAGCATTTGCAGGTTATCAACAAGCTGGAGCAAGTGGTAAATTTAATCAATCTGTTGAAAATCGTAATGCTTTAGTTAAAGAACAAAATAATGAAATTTTAGACAGCAAACTAGATTTAGAATTAGCTCGTTTTGAGGAAGATTTAAAAAAATTAATTGCTACACAACAAGTTAATGTAGCTAAATCAGGTGCAGTTATTGGAACAGGTACTGCTCAAAATATAAAATTATCAACATTATATAAAGCTGAAACAGATAAAGATATTGCTAATTATAATAATGAAATTGCAAAAGCTAGAAATTTAGAAGAAGCTAACTTTAGTCGTATTAAGGGACAGATGGCAAGACAAAGAGCTAAAATGGAACAAATACAAATTGTTTCTCAAGCAGGTTCAACACTATTAACAATGCAAGGATAATTAATGGCAAGAGATTATAAATCAGAATATGCAAATTATCATTCTAAATCAGAACAAAAGAAAAATAGAGCTGGAAGAAATGGTGCAAGAAGAATTATGAAAGCAAAACATGGCTCTAGTATATTGGGTAGAGATGTAGATCATAAGGATAGAAACCCTAGAAATAACAGTACCAGTAATTTAAGAATACAATCTAAATCCGTAAACAGATCAAGAAATAAATAATATGCCAAAAATACCTACATTTAAATCTCAAGTAAATATGACATCTGCCTCTCCTAGTGTAGAAAGTAATCTTAGTATAAATCCAGCAGAAAATATTTATAATGCAACAAAATCTTTAACTGATTATGTAGCAAATGAGTATGTTAAAGAAGCAAAATTAGAAGCGGATAATAAAGCAACATTAGCTTTAAATGAATTGTATATTAATCAAGAGGATGGAACTAAAGGTTTATATAGTATTCAAGCAGAAACTAAATCAAATAGCAAACCATTAGAAGCTGCAACAGCATTTGATAATAATGTTAATAAACTTTGGGATTATGCTAAAGCAAATAAATTGCAAAATTTTGATAACTTTACAAAAAAAGCATTAGAAAAAAAATATTTTTCTACAGCAGGATTATTTAAAGCTAAAGGATTATTAGGATCAAGACAAGAACAAATTTTAGAAACAAAAAAAATAACTAATGATGTTGTCTTAAAAGAAGGTTTGGCATTAGTTTTAAATGGTATGGAATATTTACCAATCTATAAAAACAGAATAGAAACAAGATTAAAAGAAACAGCAGTTCTTGAAAACAAAGGTGTTTTAAAAGAAGAACTTAAAACAGCTTTAATTTTTGGAGAAATACAACTAACAAATTCTTTAGTAACAGAAAATCCTTATAAATTAAAAGAAGATATTTCTAAATTTACAAATTTATCTCTTGAACAAAAAAATACATTATTAACAACAGCAGACGCAAATATATTACAAAGTAAATTTGGTGCATTAACATCATCATTAAATTTATCACCTGATGCTCCACCTGATCTTTTAACTAAAGCCTATGATGAAATTAGCAAAGGTACTTTTGGTGGTAATGAAGATTTAAAAAAAATATATCAAAGTTTATCTTCACCAGAAAAAGAAGCATTTTCTACTTTTTATAATAAAAAAGCTAGAACATTAAAAACTGATATGCAATTTTCAATGTTAGCATCTAATCAAATTTTTAAAGCGGAAGCTGCTGGAGAAACTAAAAAAGTTATAGAAGATATGGAAAAATCAACTGGTGTTTACGATCAAAAAATTGAAGAGTTGTTTGGAAAAACTCCTTTAATATTGGAACAATTTAAAGTGTTAAATGAAAAGGTAGTTAATAGCAAAGGTATTAGTGCTTCTAGTTTTGATGGTAATAGTGAAATTATAAATTTAATTTTAAATGATGATATAAATTTAGTAACTGATAAATTTGTTTTACAAGGTGAAAGTGGTAAAGCTAAATCTATTGTAGAAAGATATGAATCAGGAGTTAATTTGGCTGATCTTAAATTTTTATCTAATATATTAGATACTCAAAATAAAGATCCTGAATTTAAAGCTACACTAGAACCATTTTTTAATTTTATTAATGATTTTAAAATACCAGTAGAAGGTAGTCCTGCATTAAAATTTATAGATGATGGTTTTGATAAAAGATTAAATAATTTTAAATATACCATGTACCAAAGATTTATTAATGGAATTGAACAAGGTATGTCTGCTAAAACCTTAATAGATCCAGCTGATACTAATTTTATTGGTAAAGATGTTTTAAGTTTTATGCCTAAATCAAATGATATATTTACAGAGATAATGAAAAAAATAAAAAAAGAAAATATTTCTAATGATACTATTAAACAACCTCAAAAATCAGAATTAGAAATAAAATATGGTACATTAACTTATAAAGAATACACAGAAACTATTGAATATCAAAATTGGTTAGAACAAACTAAAGAGAAATAATGACTACTCTTACCCAAGATATACAGGTTATGGAAAAAGGTGGTTTTTCCAGCCAAGAAATTTCAGATTTTAAACAAAATAAAATTTTTGAAATGCAATCTGCTGGTTTCGGTGATAATGATATTTTAAAAGAATTTGGTCATGTTCCTGTAGATAAATCAAAAATTAGAAAAATTTGGGATAGTGCAATTACTTTGGGAAAAGAAGATAAAAAAAATATTTTTGAAAAATTAGAAAATGCAGAGAATAAAGATCCTAGTATTTTTACAAAAGAAGCATGGGTTGGTAAAGAATTAAATGATCTTGGAGAAAGATGGAAGAGACATTATGGTATGGGTATTATTGATCTTGCTCAAAATTATCATCAACTTCCTGGTAATGATGGAACAGGTTTACCAGAGGGTTTTACTGCTCAACCTTTTGAAGATACAGGTATTTTAGAAAGACTTGTTCAAAATCTTGGAACAATAACAAAAGATTTACCAGTATATTTAGCTGGTGGAGTATTAACTAATGTTGCAACTCTTGGTCGTGCAGGTAATACAGGTACAGCAGCAGGAGCTGGTTTTGTAGCTGGATCAATTAGAGAAACTTATTTAAACGCTTTACAAAATGACGAAGTTAATAGTTGGTCAGAATTTTGGGATATATATACTAAAGAAGGAATTAAAGCTGGTCTTACGGAAGCCGCACAATTAGCAGCAGCAGTTAAAGGTGGAAGTTTAGCAAAAGGATTTACAACTAAAATATTAGCAAGTGTTGCAGGATTTGAAGGAGTAGGTGCCATTATTCATCAAGAACTACCAAGTAAAGATCAATTAATTGATTCTACTCTTTTATTTGGAACATTAGGTTTAGCAGCTAAAGGTGGCTCTAAAGTAATTAATACAATTAAAAAAACAAATAATAATGCTATTGATATTGCAACGGATTTTATTCAAGATAAAACTGTAGCAGAAGATTATGCTAGTACAAATATAAAAATTCCTAGAAAATATGAAAAACCAAAAGAAGAAATTAAAGTTGAAGAAATAGTTGAGGATAAATTTAAAGATAAAATAGAATTAGATACACCAGCAGAAAATAAAATATTACAAAAACTTCAATTTGATAAAAATGAAAAACCATTTAGTTCAAAAGAATTAAAAGATTCTTTTGTAAAAAATTTTGTAGACAGACATCATCCTATTTTAAGATTAGTTAGAAGAGTACAAAATACTAATAATACACAAAAACAATTAAATATTTATGAAAGATTTAGAACTTTAGTTGGTATGGAACATAGAGCTGGACACTTTATAGAAATAGGAACTTTGGATAAAAATTTAAACAAAAATGGTAAATCATATAAAGAAATATTAAAACCTATTGGTAAAGATAAAAAAACTTATTTAGAATTTAATACTTATAAAGTTTCTAAAAGAATTTTAGAACTTGAAAAAAGAGGTGTAAATCATAGTTTTGATTTTGCTGCAGCAAAAGAAGTTGTTAATAATAAAAAATTATCTAAAAAATATGAATCTATTTCTAAAGAGTTAGATGCTTATCAATTAAGAGTATTAGAATATGCAAGAGATAGAGGTTTAATAACTAAAGATGCGTTTGATGCAATAACTGAAGCTAATAAAAATTATGTACCTTTTGCAAGGATTATAGAGGTTAAAGAAGGAACAGGTGGTTATGGTGAAGTATCTAATCCATTGAAAGGAATTAAAGATGGAAAAGGTTTAGATGTAGCAGATCCTATGGAAAGTATTTATAGTAACACTTTTCATTTAATTAAATTAGCAGAAAGAAATTCAGCATTAATAGAATTTGTAGATTTTGTTGCAAAACATAAAGATGCTTTTCCTGATATTAAGCAAAAAGTTGGTAAGCCTAGAAAAATAGATATAGAAAGAAAAGAATTAGAAAAAATATTAGACACCACTTCAAAAAACTTTATATCAGATAAAGCTGTAGAAAACTTTCAAATTTTTAGAAGAGAATTTTTAACTCCAGATTCAACATCAATAGGAGTTATGCGTAATGGTAAATTTGAGGTATGGGAAGTAGGTTCAGAACTTGCTGCTGCAATGAAAGATTTTGATCCAAGAACTATGGGGGATATGGGAAAAGTTTTTGGTGCGCCTGCTAGATGGTTAAGAGCTGGAGCTGTTGCTTCTCCAGATTTTATACTTCAAAATGTTCTTAGAGATACTGTAACAGCATCTATATTTAGTAAATCTGGTTTTATTCCTATTTGGAGTTCTTTAGATGGTGTAATAACTCTTGCATTAGGTAAGTCTGGTTTAGGAAAAAAATCTCAAGAAATTTATCAAAAATGGGTAAGATCGGGTGGTATGCAATCTACATTAATGTCTTTAGATAGAAATATTAAAGATAAACCTGCATTTAAAATTTTAAATGAAGGACCAATAAGAAACAAAATGGTTAGTCCATTAGAAATGTTAAGAGTTGCATCTGAAATTTCAGAAAACATGACAAGATTATCTGAGTTTAAAAGAACTTATAAAAAATCTAAAAAATTAGGATTAACAGAAAAAGAATCTATTGAAAGAGGTGGGTTTGAATCAAGAGATGTTACTATTGATTATTCAAAAATGGGAATGAAAATGAAAGCTATTAATCAATTAGCTGCTTTTACAAATGCTAGAGTTCAAGGATATACAAAATTAGTTGATGCTTTTAAACAAAGACCCGGAAGAGCAATGACAGCTATTACTGCATCAATTATATTACCTTCTATTTATTTATGGTTTGCAAATAAAGATGATCCTATTTATAAAAGACAAGAAGAATGGGTTAAAACTAATTATTGGATAATAATACATAATGGTGTTGCACATAAAGTTGCTAAACCTTTTGAACCGGGTGTTGTTTTTGGAACTGGTACAGAACAATTATTAGATTGGTTAAACACAGAACACCCAGATGAATTATCAGATTTTTTAAAAGACTTTGGTATAACTCAATTAAAAGCTCCATTAAGTGCAATACCAACTGTTGCCATGCCTTTTATTGAAGCAGGATTTAATTATAGTATTTATAAAGGACAACCTTTAGTACCACATTATATGGATAAAAAGTTATTATCTAAATATCAATATACAATATACACAACTGAAGTTGCTAAAGGAATTTCAAGAGGAATAAATACAATGCTACAACCTATTGTGGGTGATTATTCTCAATTAGATAATCCAGTTTTTATTGATAACCTTTTAAAATCATGGTTTGCTTCATTGGGAAGATTTACTATTCAAATGGCAGATAAAGGATTAGTAGAGTTTGGTGTAATAGATGATCCTATAAAACCTACAGACAATTTAACTGTAATACCTGGAATAAGAGCTTTTCAAGTTAGAGATCCTAGTGGAGGATCTGAATTTATTACTGATTTTTATAAAGAATTTATAAGAATAAATAAAGATGTTAGCACTGTTTCTATTTTAGAACAAAGAGGTGAAAATCTAGAAGCTCAAAAATTAAAAGAAAAGATAGGTCTAAAAGATAAAAATGTGTTATTACTATTAAATATTAATGATGCTATTAAAGAAATGAATTTAACTATAAGAAACATTCATAATACCAAAGAATATACTGCTGATCAAAAAAGAGAATTAATAGATGATATGTATCTTTTAATGATAAAAACAGCTAGAAGAGGTTTAATTCTTATGAATTTTAAAGTTGATAAAACAAAAGAAAAATAATATAGAGATAATAATATGACAGTATCCTCAACAACAGTAAAAAACTCGTATTCAGGCAATGGTAGTAACGATACTTTTGTTTACGGATTCAAGATTTTTGCAGACACAGACTTAGAAGTAATTATTAGATCAGCTACAGGAACTGAGACTATAAAAACTTTAACAACTCATTACACAG